AGTCTGCAGAAACTTTTTTGCCCATATGTATTAGTTTATCAGGATCATACATATCTCTACCTTGCTTATACATCTCAAAAGCAGAGTTATCCATAATTAAAGTACAGTTATATTTTTTCTTTTGATCGATGTACCATTGTACATATTTTTCATCTTCTTCGATTAAATGAGCTAGTACAAGATGAACTGGACGTTCATCAACTAGGTCTAGATGTGGTGTAGGTGAAATGTGGCAAAAATTAATCATAGTATCCCTCTCAAAGCTATACAATTATTATAGTATATTTTTATATTTTTTTTGAGGGAATTTATTTATCTGTAGCTATTTCAAATAGAAGATCGCCAGCTTCTATTATATTTCTCATATATGCTTTGTAGTATTTTTCTCCAGATGCTCTAATTGCACTAGGTCTTTGAAAAAAACCTCTAACTCTAAATAATCTAGCAGCCTGTGATGACTTAGGACCTCTACTTTTATCGTAAATGTGTACTATAGAATCAGTTTTTTGTTCAAATTCTACAGTTAACTTTGGAAATAATTCTTTAAGGTTCTTTTCAAATTGTTTTCCAAATTTGGCTTTTTTGTATCCTGATGATGTGAGTTTTACTAACTCAATTCTACTATCTCCTTTAGAAGCAGCAGTTTTAAGAAATGTAATTAATTTATCTACAGGTAAATTTGATTTAAGTTGTTTAGCAGCATAACTATATGACTCTCCAGCAGCTGCTCTTATTGCAACTTCTATGTCTTTCATTCCAATAGCTCCTCTATCAGAAAAAGTTGCTTTTAAATTTACATCTTTTAATCTATCATTAAATTTATTTTCTATGGGTTTGACATTTACACCTAATCTTCCCCATATTTCAACTTGTTTATCAAAAGTCATACCAGCAACCTGTCCAAATTGCTCTCCTCCTTCAACTTTTAATGATATTTGTTGATGAGCTTCTTTTCCATTAATTATTAATTTGATATCAGCTTTAGTTCCTGTTTGATCTCCAGTTCCATCTGAATTTACAAATATATCATCTTCTTTGCCATTAGCGTATAAAGCATGAGCTTGTCCTCTCAATCTTCTATCTGTATTTGCATATGCAATTGAAGAGTCAAATAAATCATCTACTAAAGACCAATTGTTTTTATCACTGATAAATTCCCAAGCTTTTTTAGGAACTCCAACTCTAAATCTAATATTATCATCTACTTTAACTGTGCCAGATAACTTGTCTGATCTTTGTAGTGTTACATCTTGAGATCTTAAAACTTTAGTAATCATTTCGTATACATCAGGTTTAGATATTTTTGTAGATACTTGAGGAGCATTGTAAAATCTTGCTGTTACAGCTGCTCCTAATATTATTTCAGCAACATCTCCTCTATTAGCAGATATCTTATTTGCTTCTGATAAAAATTGTTTAAAATCTAGCATTTTTCCTACTTTAAATATATACAATGAGCTCCATTCTCATCATCTTCACTAACATCAATAATAATATCTCTGTTAGGATATTTATCATTTATATTCTCAGCTAATTCATCTGATATCATCTCACAGGATTTATAGTCCAACTCAAGCACTGCAGAGTTATCTTGTCCTTCTCCACTGTTCGGTGCCATATCATACAGTCGTTGTAACCAACGTTTAAATTGTATAAATTCAATTTCTCTGTCGTCGTGAAAGACTTCAATTTGCACCCTGAAATGAAAAGTATGCCTATGAGGATAACCAAGAAATGATACATCATCCCAATCTCCTGTTGCTAATTTTGGATCTGTTAGTGCAGCTGGATATTTGTGTATTCCTTCTTTTTGAAAAGTTACCCATATATATTTTTTTGCGCTTTTTATCATAATTTATTTCCATTTCATTTTATGTTCTATAGCATATCTTATGCCATCAATATAATCTTTATCTTCATCTGAAAGTATACTCCAAAATTTACTAACAGACTTTATAACTTCTTCAACTTCATCAGGATTTTTTAAATGATAATTACCTTCAACCCAATGTTGTAAGACATTCATTCTTTCGTTTATTTTATATCTTAAATTTGACATAACTAATCCTTATATACGTGAAGTGTGATTAATGAGAGAGAGGAGAAACCACACTTCACGATTCTTTAACTACGATTAATGTTACTCATAACTTCTCTTCGAAGTTCGCTTCCAGCATCTCCAAACATACCAAGACATGTAGCAGTCACTGTTGTACTGTTTGTGTCTTTTATACCTCTTTGAGATACACATGTATGTCCTGCATCTATAACAACCATTACATCTTGTGAATCAGTAATGTAAGCTATCGAGTGAGCTATTTGCTGTGTTAATCGTTCTTGTACTTGAGGTCTCTGTGCAAAGTATTGAGTTATACGATTAAGTTTAGACAACCCTAACACTTTCTTTCTAGGTATATAAGCTATATGTGCTTTACCTATTATAGGACGTAAGTGATGTTCACAATCAGAATATAATGTAATATTCTTTTCTAAAACAAATTCTTCTCCTTGTGAAAATTTATTCTCAACAGTAGTACATTTAGGAAAAGTATCATAACGAAGACCACTAAAGATTTCATCAACATACATTTTAGCAACTCTTAAAGGTGTTTCTTCTAAAGAATCATCTTTAAGATCTAAGCCAAGCACTTCTAACATTTCAGCTGTAAGTGTTGTTATCTTCGAAATCTTTTCATCTCTATCAGCTTTTACTTTTGCTGTAATTGGTGTATTGATACCTAAAGTATCTAAGTGTTTATTAACAAATCTTCCTAATTCTGGATTATTTTTACTCATTTTTATTTCCTTTTCAGATTAAGTTTAAAGACGGTGGAAAAGGGGAGGACCGTCAGACCTGCGCCAGAAAAAATCTCTTTATAAGTGCAACTTCTGGAATACCTTGTTACTTTATTTGACATATTTATCATTATACTGCTGTTACTATAGCACTGTTAGCACCATGTTCAGCACATTCAACTGCATGTACCCAACATCGCCCTTTAGTGTTATCTCTTATCATTCTATCTGCAAAGTTAAATGCATGTTCAGCAAACTTCTCTGCTCCAACTCCTGCAAAAGTTCTTATCTTAACAAGATCTAGACCTTCCAGCTCAATAAAATTTTTCATAAATGGATCATCTTGATCTAAACATAACTTGTGATCAAATTGATCTTCAAGCCAAGCTTTTAAAGGTTTCAATCCTCCAAAATCAACTGCCCAGTTTTTATTATCTAAAGTCTTACATGCAAATGTAAATTTAAATTGTAAACTGTATCCATGTAATAGATGACAGTGTGAATGATCAGCGTTAGGCTGACGAAACACTGCACTTAGACCTATATTATGTCCATAAGTTTTTGTACTATAGTAAATCATTCTCTCTCCTATGTTCCTATTGCGTTTCCAAATAGATATACATGAACTCTTGCACTTACATGATATCCTCTTTTAAAAGCTATCTCAGCAACTTTTCCTGCTGTATCAACTTGTTCTTCTTCTCTAGCACCTACAGGCATTATGTAAACAGGATAATCAACTCCTTGAGCTCTGAACAGTCTCAGCACTTCTTCCATCTCATCCCATTGTTCAGTATCTGAACCCATAACAAATTTTAAGTGACCTCTGTTAGATAATTCTCTATACTCACCTACTATTTCAGTTTTTATAGCTTTATCTCTTTTCTCACCAGCAACAGACCACAACTTAGGACTCAGTGAAAAGAACAATTCATTCTGAGCTTCTTCGTTCCAAAAATTAACAAAATCTTCTCTTAACTTTTGTGTTCCATTAGTTTCATATGTAACAGAACCTGGTACATTATTATCTTCATAAAAATGTCTTAACATCTGTATACTACATGTTTGAGCATGAGGCATTAAAGGTTCACCTCCTGTAAAACACATATGCGAAGCCATTCTACTAATAGGATGAAGAAACGTACCTTCAGGATTAGTTTCATTGCTAGCACTTCCTTTAATAACATCACAAAGATCTTTAGGTGTTTTCTTTCCCATAAGATGTTTAAACTTCTTAGACCAAGTATAAGAGCTATCACAACCCTTATCCCATACTGGTAAATCTTCTACTCTATTAACACTAGTAGCATCAAAACTCTCAAATGGTAATTCATATGTTTCAGGCTTAGTAGGATCTAATTGACCAAATCCATTACATTGTAAATTACATAAAAAGAATCTTAGCCAAAGTGTATGTACTCCAGTATATGTTCCTTCACCTTGAATGCTGTCAAATACTTCTGAATATAAGTATTCTTTTTCACTCATACTATTTCCTCCAATATACCTAACAACTCTGCAACAAAAAACAATGCACCAGCTACTATTAAGTTACCCATAATTAAAGAAACAGCTGCTCCTAATCTTAGTAAACTTTTTATAATACTAACGTAAAAATGACCTTTACTAGTATCTTTATCTTGTATGTTAAACAATTACTCTCTCCTCTTTATTATTATAACAAATTATATATATTTTTTTATTCAAAATTGATATTATAAGATGGAGGTCCTGTAAACCAAGAAGGAATGTTTCCAAGCTTCCATTTTGCAAACATAAATTTTTCCATATTATAATAAGTTCTATATGCTTCTATTGGATCTTTTCTGTGCCATCTTTTATCAGTTATAGCTTGTGTAAATTCGGTCTTTCTATCTTTATTAAATTTACAATATTGAAGCTGAGCTTCGTATATCATTACACATCCTTCTAGTTTATGTGTATTTTGATATCTTTTATGATATTCAGAAATTAAACCTCTTAGATGTCTAATAAGCCATTTAGCATTGCCTTTAGATTCTATAGCCCACATAGTTGAAGGATGTTTAACATGAGCTGGTGGATATCCTGGACATCCTAATTGGTTACTTGGCTTAGAATCAGAACTTCCTCTGTATTCATCCAAATAATTTTCATCTATAACTGCAGATAATATTTGACATGATTCAAGAATCATTTTTACTATATGTTTATCACACATCATTTCAGCTGATTTGACTGGATCTTTATCTAAACAAAAAACGTTCACGTGAACTCCTTATTAATTTTTTAAGCCAAATATTTCCTAAATTTTGAACAAATATGTTATTTTTATTGTTACTCATCCAATCGTAAATGATATCGGCATCTTCATCTACTTTATTGTTATAGTTAGATTTAAAAATGTGTTTAAAATTTTCCATTACACTATCCTCTCTCTTCATTAACCTCTCCTCATTCTAGCAATTTCCTTAGCATCGTTACTATCTTTACGAATAGGAACCATATTACTTTTGTGTAATACACCAATACCAATAAGCTCGTCACCAGTGTAACGGTTCTCTTTTCTTTTTGCAGTACTTCCTATAACATTGTTACTACACGAAGCACTTCCTTGATGTATTTTGTAGTCAGGAACTTTGTTACCACTTTTAGTATTTTCTTTTGTCCTTTGACTAGGATGAGCACCCATCTTCATTAAGTAAGCGTTATGCTCATCGTGAGCTTTTTGCCAACCTGGCTTTCTAAATTGTTTTCTTTTTTTAGTGTTAGTTGTAGTTAAGCCTCTTGCAAGATGCATTGTCATATATCTCTCCTCAATAATTAAACTTAATTATAACACAAAAATAAACTAAAGTCAACTACCATCTTTTGTCCCATGGTAAACTTAGTTTAAATGCAACTTCACCATTAGGAATTGTTATTTCATCTATACTTAATTTAGGAATTTTGTTTTTTAAATATTCACTATCTAATTCATATCTCAAAAAATAGAAACAAAATATATTTGCACTTAAATTATTTTGTAATATTCTATTTGAATCAGAAAAAATAGAAAAATGATTATCATGAATAGATGGTGTATTCGTTAAAGTATAACCTAACTTTTCAGCCAATATTCCTGCTGGAATTAAATCTCTATTATCAGAATAACTTATAACTTTTTCAGTATTTGTTTGTAAAAAAATAAAATCAGCTATGTTGTTTAAATATAAATCTACTTCTGTCCATGATAATACTTTAGCCTGTGTAACTTTTTTGAGCATTAGCTAACTCCATTTCTAATTTGTAAGCTTCTTTTTCCCAAGGTAAATCTGTATAATTTTCAGTTCTAGTATCCCATAACTTATCATTAAACATTATTGTATTACCACAAATTTGTTTGTATTCATTTTTAATATGTTGTTTAATATGTACACATTCATGACATAAAGTTAATATTAAATCATTTTTGTTACTGAGAACTTTTTGATTAATAGCTATGACAAATTCATTATCGTCTTCTTCATGAACTAATGCCTTAGTTTCATTCATGTCTTTGTCTAGAGCTATTTCAACTACAATTGTAATTAATTTTTTATATCTTGGAAGAAGTGATAAAAGAGCTTGGTCTATTGTATCTCTAATAAGAAAGCCATCTTCTTTATTTTTGATACCAATTATTTCTAAATCTATATACATACTATTATTATAGTAGTTTTTAATTTTATTTTTGCCAACCTTTTATATAATCATCTGAAAAGTTAAATCTTGAAAAAGTTAATCTATCAACAAGTTTAACTGCTTGGCCATTTTTTCCTATAGCAACAAATCCTTCTGGAGCAGTAGCTATAAAGTCACCATTCTTATGTAAAGCAAATATTCTACTACTTAACAAAGATGATAATTTTTTTATTATCATTACTTTTGCTTTGTTAACTTCTTCAACAAAAACAAATGATTTATCTATATCTGTTTTAATTTTATCTAATTCAATTTCTAATTGCTTCAACGCTGCTTTTTTTGATTCTTTACTTTTGTCAGTTTTTACTTTATTAATAACTTTATCTTGCCAATAAATTTTTACATATTTTATATATTCATTATATGACAAGTCAAATTTATTCTGTCTTATTCTTGAGTTAATATAACTTTTAATATGTGAGCCTATTGCAGCATTTGGTATCATATCCATAATTTTAATAATGTTATCAAATTTATTAGTAACACTTCTTTTAGCTTTAGATATATATTTTTTTAGTTCGTTAGATTCACTTGAAGTAAAGGTTGCTGTTCCTGAAACATTTTTAAAATAAGCATCATCCATCCAAACACTTCTATCTTTTCTTAGTTTGTTAATTTTAGCTCCAAAGGAAGCACTATAATTTTGAAGACTTCCTCTTCCTTTATAAGTAGTATGAAAAACTATTCCCAAATCAGCATTTCTAATTTCTTTTCCTACAGGACTATCAACAGCAAAAGCATAAATTAATGTGTTTGGGTGAACTGTTATATATCTCTGACCATCTATAGTTTCATATTTTTGATCACCTTTAGTAAACATCATATCACCTTGCAGAACAGTATCTTTAGGAATTCCTATAGAAGATAAATGTTTAAGAGCATATTGAAGTTTAACAGCTTTTCCTCCTGATTCTCCATCATTTATCTCTTTTTGGGTTTTGTACAATTTAGGATTTTTATTGAATACAGATTTAGTTCCTACAAAAAATTTACCATCCTCAGGATCAGTACCACAAAAAATAGCTGGAGCTCCATCCCATTTAACTGTTATGTTTTCAGATGAAGTGTTACTTGATTCTAATGTATTAAGAACATCTTCAAGCATTGCTATAGCAAAGTCAGCTCCAACTTTACCTCTTTCAAAAAGATCTTCATCTGCATGAGTCATATGAAGATTTTGTTGACTATCTGCATTCTCAAATAATTCTACAAATGTTTTCAATTAATTAACCTATTGTTTACTGTATCCCAGTTTATTATATTCATATGAGTTCTTATATATTCAGTCTTATTTATACCATGAGAAGGAATATATGCATGCTCCCACAAGTCTATGATAAGTATAATATCATTTACTATTCTATTATTAGGAATAATATTAATGTAACCAGCGTGATTCATAAACAACCAACCATTACCTTGAAGTCTAGTAGCTTGATCAATAGCAGTAATTATAAACTTCTCATAATTGCCATATCTATTTTCAATTATTTGTAAAATTCTTCCTGTAGGAATGTTTTCATTTCTATATTCTCTTATATTATCAAAATAAGTAGAATGCAAGAATGCTCCAGCTTTGTTAAATGGAATATCACCTACACTGTTGTTAAAATCATCAATGTGTTGTTTATATACACCGTTAAAATGAAGGTCAAATCCAATTTCATTGATGCATGGAGATAGTTCTTGTATATTATAAGGAAATATTATTTGATTTAGGTTCATTTTTTGTCGCTTTTACCTCTTTTGTTAAATTTTTAACTTCTTCTTGAAGTTTTTTAATCTCATCTTTTTTATGCTTTATTACTTCAGCTATGTCTGCTTGTTTTTCTTCTTCAGATAATTCTTTTTTTGGAATATCACTTGTGATATTCATATCTGGAAAACATTCTCTTGCTATATCAATAGATAAACTAGGATATAATTTTTCTAGTTCTCTATCTTTTGCTAAGATAATCATTTTAGCTTCTTCAACAGCTATAGCTTCTAACATTTCAATAAAAACTCTTTCCCTTTGTAGAGGTTTTATTTGCATAGATTGATTAGATTGAACAAAAGTTGGAAATACATTAATATATTGCCATAAAGACGATTTACTTGGACCATCATCTGCTTCGTCATTGAATGGAGGATTGCCTTCTGGTATTATAGATTTTATAGTATTGCAATAATTAAACTTTAATATGTATTTTAATGGTACATGTTCGTTAAATTGTTTTAAGTAGTTAACCTTATTAGTTCTTCCTACAGTTTCTTCAAATTCTGTCAATATTTCAAAGACCTGCATATCTTTAAGTTTAATCATAGTTTCATTCCTTTTCTTACGCTATTCATAATATTTTTAGATTGTCTTTGAGCTTTCAAAGGCAACCCTTTAGTAAATTGAGCTAAGTCTTCATCTTTAGCTAACTCTCTCATTTTACTAGCACTCATACCCTCAACACCATCTGCATCGGGATCTCTTTGTCCTGCACTCACAACTTTAATACTATCAAAATTATATTCTTTACCGTTGTATTTCTGAAGGAGTTGATCAAAATCTTTTACTCTATCAGAACCAGCAACTAGTACAATTTTATCATACTTCTGTTCTAACTCTTGCATTACTTTTATTATAGTGTTAGAATTGGATCTTTGTACAATATTTCCAAAAGATATCTTAGAATATTTTATTTTTGAATTGTAATCAAGTGGATTCTTTTTTGAATCTTGAGAGTGAGATAAAAAAAGTAAAGGTTGCCCTTTAGACAATCGAGCAACCTTTCGTAATTTGTTAATTAACTTTTCATGACCAATAGTTGGAGGATTTAATCTTCCAAATGTAAAAACCGCTGTAGACATATTATTAGTATCCTATAAGACAAACTAAAGTCAACAACTATTTTTAAGCTATATTATCATGAAACATAAAATCAGAATCAGCATCTGCATATCTGTTTTTATCATCGTTAATAGTTTTTCCTCTAGCAATAACCTTATTGTTAGCGTCATAAACGATGTTAATTGTTCCATCAGCCATAGCTGCTTTCCAGCCTATGCTTGATGAAGTAGGTTTAACAGATATAGTTGAATCATCAGCATTTGCTGCTGTTGATGGAACTTTAGTTACATAACCTTCAATTACATGATTAGCAGTACCAAATTCTTCAGACCATATGTATGATCTTCCAACGTTGATAGCTGTCAATGCATCTGAATCAATTGAGGCTAAAACAATATCAAATTCTGAATTGTCACTGTCAAAAGAAATAGATGTAGATGCACCTAATGTAATACCTGATTTTCCAATTGTATCGTTCTGAGTTACGTAATCAGAATCTGTCATTATAGTGCCTGGAAGAGCATCTAATACCTCAAAAGAATAAACAACTTTTCCTTGTCTTCTATCGAAAACAGGATTGCCTATTCCAAAGCCACCTTTGAAGGCGACAATACTTTCAGAATCGTGTCCAACTCTGTCAACTGCGGGTACGTAGCTCTTTCCATTACTTAATTCATTATTAGCGTTCCCGTGGCACACGTTTTGTTTTCTGTAAGCCATATGGAGTTCTCCTTTAAACTTTCTTTGGATCCACCTTATTTATTTGTTTCAAAATCTGGGAGTGCTTCTAAAAGCATTTTCATCTTATATTTTGATAATAAGTTCATTAAACTATTTATAGACCCTTTGCTCTTCTCGTTAAATTGATTTATAATTTCATTTTTTAACTCAAGAGGAGTTCTATTAAGATCTATTAAATCTCTATTTCTAATTACTCTTCTGGCTATTGTAGTTCCTAAAGATTCTGGATCTTGCATTAAAGATTCTAATTTAGCTTTTCTAAGAGGTGTCTGTCTCAAAGATTCATCTAAGATAACATTATCATCAGACATGACATTAGGAACTCCATCACCCATGTCACCTTTAAGAACTTTCTCTTGTAAATCATATTGAGCTGAAACCTTAGGTTCAATCCATTTCTTTTGCAAATTACTATACTGTTTAACATTTGCATATTTTTGCAGCTGTACGAAATCGCGATCTGGGGAAATGATTAGAATTGGTTCCTCGGGTCGTTTCTTTTCTACAATAGCTGCTATCACGTCGTCAGCTTCGCAACGATTGATGCGTACACATCTGAAAGGGGACATCGTTGTCATTTCGTCTCTAACTTCATTTAAAACAGAATAAATTTTATCCCAATCATAAACAGAATTAGATCGGCTTTTACGACGGTTGGCTTTGTAGAAAGGATAACGGTCTCTTCTCCAATTATTCGCTGCGTCCATACAAATAATCATTTCCCCGAAATCGCTTCGAAATTGAACATTGTAGAGTCTTATAATATTAAGAATTTGATGACGTAATAAATTTGTATCTTGGTCGTACTCGTCTATTCTTGTCATCAACGAGGACATAGTCACGGATGAATAGTCTAATAATATCATAGAAGCTCCCTTTCAATTTCTATTATTATTATAGGAGATTCTAAAAATTATTTCCAATAAAATCCTAATCTTTTGTAATCTTTTGAGGTTATAAATTCATATTCTTCTGATGGAGGAACAACCACATCTCCTTTAAAAACAGGAATAATTTCTTGAGCTTGAGGAATCAATTGCCAATCAACATTTAATCTAAAATGAACTTCTATAAGTTTACCGTTTATAAACTCGCAATTGATATATTTGTATTTCTTTGTCAAATGTTTTAAAATACGAGGAAATGGTATTTTATCTTTTGTTTTTTTCCATTTAAACCATCTCCACAAACTTGTTTCTTTTTTGTTTTTAATTCCTTCAACACATAAGTATTGTTTTTGATTTATATAATCAACAGATAAATGTCTTCCTCTAAATATTTCACACCAGAAAGTTCCTTCTGGCATTTTATTTTCTGTACTTTTCCAAAATCTATCAAAGTAAGCTCCTCTTCCCATACCCATAAAGTTTACACAAGGTCTGACTATATACTTACCAAACTTAGGAACATCTGTTCCATGAGGACCACACTTATATCCTAATTTTTTAGAGAGAATTAATTTATCACATACCCACAAATCATTAGGATGCAATTTGTCAAACATATCAGTGTCATCTAAGAACATGCAAGAATTGAATCTTTCTTTACTCTATCTACTAACTTGTAACCCCAACTTGTTAATAAATCTATAGAGTTAATCATTCCATATTTTACTTCTAAATTTTTATCTTCTATTAATATTACAGGTTTAAGTCTTTTAATTGTTGACTCTCCTCCTTGTAAACAAAATGGCTCATATCCTTCAACATCAAGTTTGATAAAATCACAATTACTGAAATTAAACGAATCTATAGTTTTAATTAAATGTTTACCTCCAATGTGAGGTCTTGGGTCCACTTTTGTAATTAAAGAATCAATTTTATCAAAAACAAGATTAACTTCTTTTTTAATCTCACCTAAACCACTTGAATGTACTGTTACATTTTCTAAATGAAAATTTCTTATATTGTTTTGTAGATGGTTTCTTATGTTAGAGTCAATTTCAAAAGAATCAACGTTCTCAAAATATGAATTTAAATGGAATGTAACTAAACCATAATGAGCTCCAACATCAATGGCATTATTAAATTCTCTTACAAATCTAAATGATTTTAACAAAGCTTCTTTTTTATAACTTATAATAGACACTTCGCCTTTTATTTTATGACTAAATTTTTTTAGTTTAAAATATTCATTCTTCAAAGTTATGTCGTTTTTAACTATACTCCAATCAGAAGTTACTGATGGATCAAATATTCTTTCGTTCATAATATAATAACCTATTTGTTAAATAATGATTTAACTTGACCGTACAAGTCTAACGTTTTTTTTTAGCTTGTTGTTTTCTTTTCCAAACTACGTGTTCAATTGATCCTTTAGCATAAGGATTTTCGTTAGGATCTAAAGCTGCCTTTTCCTTAGCTTGTTTTATACTTTTATCTTCTTCTTCAATTTTTTTGTCGAATACTTCTTTAGCTTCAAGTTTTTGTTTTTCTGCTTCTGCTTCCTTAGAAGCTGTTTCTTCTTTTTCCTTAGCTAGTTTTAATAAAGCTTCTTGTTCTGCTAATTCTTTCAATCGTTTTTCTTCTTCTTCTTTTTCTCTTTGTTGTCTAAGAATTAAGTCAGCAGCAGCTTGTTCTATTTTTCTTGTATTCTCTTG